CGTTCCATGTACTGTGCGCCCATTAGAATAGCGTCGAGAGTTTCGGGGTTAAATTCCTGTATATGATCGTCGGCGTATACCTTGCGGTAGCCGTGAGACTGCACCCAGTGAAGAAGCCTTGAGGTGGTGATATCTACGCCGTCGTGCATGATGCTTCTGGCGTTATCTACATCGTCGGAGTCGGCGAGAGCTTCAAGGGCGTCAACCACAAATTGATACTTGTAATCGTCGGGGAGCATGGTGAAGTAATCGCCGTTGTCGTGTGCTTCCCTGACTATCTCAACGACCCATTCAGGGGCGTCATCCTTGCGGATGTAGAAATAACCGTCAGGCATTCGGGAAGCGTCGCATTTCTTTATTGAGAAACTGTTAACGCCTGTCTGTGCTATGGTTTGAACAGTCATATTAGTACTCCCATACTTTTATGATTAGGGCCTATGCGCCAACATAGGCCCGATTAAATTAACTTAATTGATCAATTTTGCTTAGGATCTTTTGTACTTGTTGGGCACTTAAATGGCCGATAACGTCGCTAGTGATGGGTGTATCATATGTGATGACATCACCATACAAAACGGCTAACTCCCACTTATGGCCTTTACTGCCATATGATCCCTCATGGCATATAACCGACGCGCCATAGTTATTTTCAAACCTATATACGCGTTGGATCCCGCCTAGTAATTCATGTTCCTCTGCTGGTGTATATGAAACTGTCATATCTAAACTCCCTATTTGAATCTAAAAACTAACTTGTGGGAATTGTATCATAGTCTTTTGGTATATGTCAACAATAAAGTAGCATGAATTGCATGGTATTTATAAATCAGTCATAAATTGATAAAATCCATGCATGAAAAAAGACGAACTAACAGAAAAGCAGCAAGTGTTTGTTAAGGAATATGTTAACAATGGCGGAAATGGCAGTCAGGCGTACATAGCGGCTGGATATAGCGCAAGTAGCGACAATGTTGTTAATGCTGCTGCGTCGAGGATGTTAAGACTTAACAAGATCTCAACACAAATTGCACGATTACAGACGCAGGCCTTAGCTAAAAAGCAGAAACAAGCCGACAAACTAGAGGTAACGCAGGACTGGTTGATCACGCAGCTAGCGCAAACTGTTAGCGATGCAAGAGCGGCGAATCAGCATTCAACAGCTATGCAATCTATCGTTCATATCGGCAAGCTCTTAGGCCTATATGTCGACAAACGTGAAATAAGCGCATCGCTATCAGTAGACAGCACACTCACACAACTGGACACCGCACACTTGCTGCAGGCATTGAAGGAAGCACGACCTGCACAGTCTGGGGACACCATCGACGCCGACTATAGAGAAATTTCTTAACAACAATTATTCCTAGCAGCAGCGGCGGCGGCTGCGAGCGGCGGCATGGCGGGAACATTGCACTAGCCTACTCGAAAGTTTTTTGGGAGTCCCTTATTTTTGCACTAGCATAGTCACCCGCGACCGCACCGGCGGGGATGAGGGGGGGAGATACAATTCGCGCCCAAAAATCCCAGCATTTCGCATCCTTTCCTTAGATGCTTGGAGTCCCTGTGGGGATCTGGGTTGTTGTTGTTGTGCAAGGTACCGTTACAATGACGGTTTAGGCATAACGGTAATAACGCTTTAGCTACGAATGCGTTAAAACCGTTATAGCTAATAACGCTAATAACGGTTTGTGACTAAGCGTTATATGCTTTACGAGTACTCTTATAGGGTCGTTATTATATATATCTAAAGATATAATAACGGTCTTTCTTTCTTTTGGTTCTTTTCTTTCTTTCGGGGGTGTCAGGGATGAGAAATTTGCCATGACAACATCAATGCCCGCCCATAACTGCAAAGCACACTGAGGGGAAAATTTGTTATTTATATATGAGATGGGGTATTTTAATATAGAAGGCGCGGGTATTCGGTTTTCACCCCTCCTTGTTTGGAACTAACTTAACCGATACCGGGTACAACAAATCCGCGTCTTCTCATTCAGGAGTTTCATATGCCTAAAGGTGTTGGATACGGGAAAAAGAAAAAGTTAAAGCCTAAAAAAAGGCGTAGATAGTGGCGACGGCCAGTCTGCCTGAAAAGCACAGGGAAGAGGCTGTACGGAGGATAGAGAAGGAGTTTGCGCGGAGGAATTTCGTCTCTCCTGACGGTGAGCAGCCTGATTTCCTTGACCATGTGAAGATCCTTGAGAGGAGCCAGCTTCATTCAGGGGTGTCTGGTGGTGCGATACCGTTCCAGAAATGGCCTTACCTCCTTGAACTTGCTAAGTCCATGATAGATAACAGGCTTGTTACCGTGTTAAAGGCACGGCAGCTTGGTTTCTCGTGGACAACTGCCGCGTACGCTGCGTGGTTGCTGACGTTCAGCCCTGGCACGAACGTGCTGATGATATCTAAAGGGCAGACGGAGGCATATTCTTTACTTGACAAGGTGAGGTTCATACTTAAAAACCTGCCGGCAGAGTGGCAGATGCCCTTATCGCCCGATGCGAGAGGTGAGATAGGCATACCGTCCTACGATTCAAAGGTTGTGGCGCTGCCAAGCACGGAAGATGCAGGCCGTTCAGAGACAGCTTCAGTGGTAATACAGGACGAAGCGGACTTTCATGAGTACCATGCGCAGAACTACGCTGCTGTAAAGCCCACCGTTGACGCGGGCGGGCAGATGATCATGGGTTCCACGTCCAATAAAAGGGAAATGAGTTCCCTCTTTAAAGAGATATACAGGAACGCACCCGATAACGGGTGGAATAAGCTGTTTGTGCCGTGGCACGCAAGACCAGGCAGGACAGATCAGTGGTACGCAGGTGTGAAAGACACCGTTCCCGCTATCGAACTTGCAGGGATGAGTCCCGAACAGTTCATGGAACAGGAATATCCAGGCGAGGAACTCGAAGCTTTAGCCCCTCCAAGGGCGCAAAGCATATTTGATAGAGACATGATCGCTGGCATGGCTGACGACTGCACCAACCCCATACGCTCAGTCGGCCCTGCCAGCATATACCAGGAACCTAGAGCGGCAAGAAGGTACGTTGCAGGCACGGACGTTGCCTCCGGAGTGGGCATGGACTACTCCGTTACCGTAGTTGTGGACGTTAATTCCGGCTACGTGGTTGCAGATCTCGTAACGAACACCATGCAGCCGGAGGATTTCGCAACAGCATCGGCAGAGATGCTCGACGTGTACCATAATCCTGACTGGGGTATCGAGAATAACTTCTCCGATACGGCCCTCACAACGGTACGTAACTTAAACTACCCGCGCCTCTACAGGAGAAGGGTGGGCAGGGGTAAGCAGATGAGACGTGATTACGGCTGGAGAACAGACCGTATGAGCAGGCAGCAGCTATTCGACGAACTCAGGGCGTCCTTTAACGCAGGACACCTCACCATACCGAATAAGTACGGACTGGATGAGTTCTCAACGATAATAGCGGCACCTGGAGAAAAACCGCAGGCAATGGGGGGAGCGCACGACGATTACGTCATGGCACTCGGCATTGCGCTGATGGTAAAGAACGAACGGGGTATAGTGAATAATGCGAAGATAATACGAATGCCCGCATTCGCATAAGTAAAACAGGAAATATTTATGGCTGATCTAAGGGAAAGACCCGATGTGGACACGATTATCCGCTTCCGCACCAAGATGGGGGAGCTGTGGTCAAAAGCCCACGAGGAGTTCCGTGATAACGACTCCTACTACGAGAGAAGGTTCAAGGTGTGGTCAGGCAACTACGAGGGTAGACCCATATTCTATGACTCCACCCCCACCCACCTTGTAAACCATGCCGTAGATACGATGATGAGCTTCTCTCCCCGCATCCACAGGGAACCCGTGGGAGATACCGAGCAGCATAAACAGGACGCGACAAACCTCGAACATGGACTGAAAGCAGTCATGGACGATGCCGCGCTCTACGAACCCACCCTGCCGTGGAAGATGGTGGCACAGTACCTCATTGCACACGGCTATGCAGTTGTTGAAGCACCCGTGCTGACAGGACTCGCAGACAGACCTTCCGCTCCCGTGGAGGGAGACTACGAGGATGAAGACGAGTTCAGCGCCGCAAAGACGATATACAGGGCCAATAGAAAATCATTTAACCCGATGCGGATAAGAGTCCCTCACCCTTCATCGGTACTGATGAACCCCCGTGAGAAGATCCCGACAATGGCGGTCAAGACCTCCAAGATCACGGCGCAGGAACTGTACGAACAGTCAGTTATGAAAAAGAAACGGCAGAGAAGACGCTATGCCGATATATTCGACATGGGTGATAGAGACCCGTGGGACGAGGTGGAGACATGGGACTACTGGACACCGTACTGGCACGTAAAACTTGTCGCCAACCCTATGCCGCCCTACGGCACTCCGGCCTCAAGATCGGCAACACCGATCTGGATGGAGAAGAATACGTGGGGCTTCGTCCCTTTTGTTCACGCCTTCAGCGGATGGGGCATGGACATAGGAGACAGGGGAGGAGATCCGAGCAATTTCGCACACGGTATCCTCACCTCTAACAAGGAAACGATCAGGAAGAGGACGCAGGAAATTTCCGCGTTCCACCAGATACTGCTGAGATTCGCCTTTGCTCCTATGGGAACATCACGAGATCCGATGACCCTCGCACAGGCAATATCCAACGAGGGAATACTGGAAGGAGACCTCGGTGACTACTGGGTGATGAACACACCCGACGTGCCAGGATGGGCCTTGCAGCTCCGCTCACAGACAGACTCAACCCTCGAACTCGGCACCTACTCGTCAGCACTCGCAGGAGTGAGACAGGCAGGAGTCACAACCGTGGGACAGCAGGCAATTCTCAACACGGCAGGTATGCGCACGTTCTCAGCGCCGGCATTGCAGAGGGAACACATGGCCTCCATCGTGGGATCACGGATCCTGCAAATGGTGGACACGGTGTCGGAACTTTCTGACGGTATCGGCGCAGACGGCAAGAACCTGCGTAAAAGTGAGATACATAATGTCTACAGCATACAGGTAGCGTTCCCACACGCGGAACCAGTCATGGAGATGCAGCTAAGACAGATGGCCATGAGCGAGTACGGCGCAGGACTCATCGACCCGATGACCTACTACGAGACCGCAGGCTACGAGAACGGCTCCGAGATAAAGCAGAGGCTCATCGAGGAAGCAGTCAGGAACCTGCCAGCAGTGAGGGAAAGGATCGAGACGCTAGTCGCACAGCAGATGGGACTCGTTGACGAGGAAAACGCAGGAGCCGCGGCAGAACAGATAGCCGCAAGGCAACAGGCCATGGCACCGCAGATTCCAGGCGTCAACGGGGCAGGAGGAGCCAGTCCGATGGGAGGCCCGACACCAGGGCCGGGAGGCGCAGGGCCGGCAGACCTTAACACGCCATTAACACCCGATACATACACACCTGAGAGGATAGACCTTGCCCGCTAACAACCCGTTTTCAGACGCGATAAATTCCGTTATACAGGAGTATGAACGGCATAGGGAAACGACCAAAACAAAGAAGGTGCCGAAGGTCGCTGCCAAGCCGCGCCACAAGCAGGATCTTGGAATTGAGGATATGCTTGCACGGGCTGGCATCAACGCAAATATCTTGAGGAGAAAAGATGACTCCTGAAGAACTTAATGCACTTTTAGAACATACTAATATAAACTGGTATCCCCACGAGATATTCGGACGTACAGCACGTGGTGGTGGAGAAACTGGTGGAGATCCGATAGGGATAAAATGGGAATTAACTCCTGCATTAGTAGAAAAGTGGCGCCTTACCATACAGGCACTCAAGATGCTCGACTCCGGTGAATACTCCAAGGGCGTAGGCACAGAGGGTCAAAGACAAAGATATGATCTGGGACAAGCGCCCACGCTTGGAAACCCAAATACAAAAGGCCAGTCTTTCAGGGAGAGGACACGGAGATTCAACTACACAGGACAGGTATCAGAACTTGATG